TTGAACAACACGCCTGCTATCAACCGCATGTCGCCGACCTGCGGAATCTTGCCACCGCTCAGGTTGGGCCATGACGTTGAGTCTTCTGCCAGTGCAGCAAAGTCAGGCAGTGAGTCATGCAATGCCAACAGGTCCACGGAGCCCTGAAGCGTCACCTTGCCCTTGGACTCAAGGCTTTCGCTGAACTCGAAGGACCGCAATTCTCGAACGTCGGTGATAGCCATTAGCCGATCACCGCAAGGCCGGCTGGATCAAGCCGGGCTGCGATGTCCTCCAGTGCGTCGGCAGACCGCTCCGTGTTCTCTGCCGTTTGCCGAGCGTCGTCCTTCACGTCGAGCCGCGGATCGGCCCCACGCAGGATGTTGTTGCGGAACGTCTCGCCCTCGGAACTGCCGACCACGATGGCACGAAGTTCCTGCACGGACGCCTTGATCGCGGAACCGACGGCCTGGGCCACGGGCTGCGTTCCCGGGGGCGGCGCGCCTCCCTTGGCGGCGTTCGCGGCAGCGTCGGACTGGGCTTTCGCAAGAGCCGCGTCGAAGGCACCAAACGGGTTGGTGATGTTGTTGATGCCGTTGGCGAAGCCTTCGGCCGCTTGCTCCCCGTACTCCTTGCCGAGCTTGTCCACGCCTCGCTGCATCTTGGCGGCACCCGCAGCGCCGGCATCGAGCGAACCGGCAAGGTCCGTGAACCCAGCAGCCTCGGCCAGCCGAGCCAGCGACTTGGCTAGGCTTTGAACGCCGGAAAGGATCACTGAGAACACAGCACTGAACGCCTGGCTCAGTTTTGCGTTGATGGCGAAGATGATCTGAAACACGCCGTACAGCACCGTGAATGCACCGACGACACCACGGAGCACGCCGGTAAACACGGCCGCCGCCCCAGACGCCAAACTCCAGCCCTTCGTGTTCTCAGAGAAAAACCCGACGATCAGATTCGACACGGCCGTGATGGCAGGCGCAATGCCGGCCGTGAACTGGAGAATGAAACCCTTCACCGGCAGGATCAGCCGCCCGAGTGCATCGCCCATCCCCTCGATGGCTGCCGTCTGCTCGCCGCTCATCTTCACGCCAAGGTTCGTCAGCAGCGTGTCCATCTCGCGGATGCCGTCGCCGCCTTGCCGCAGGAAGTTCAGCATGCCCTGCCCTGACCGGCCGAAGATGTCGATGGCCGCCGCGGCCTGCATCTGCGGCGGCAGGGCTGCGATTCGGTCGGCGATGAGGGCAAACTGGCCGGCAGTGTCCAGCCCCGCCATGTCCTGCATGGTCAGGCCGAGACCCTGAAACGCCTTGACGGCCGCCGGCGTGCCGGCCGCCAGTTCGCTCGTCATCCTGGCCGTGCGACGCAGCCCGCCGGTGAGCTGCTCTTGGCTTACGCCGACCTCGCCGGCCGCGTGCTGGAGAACCTGCAACTGGCCAGACGCCACGCCAAGTTCCGTGGACAGGTTTTGCACGCCCTCGGCGTAGTCCATTGCCTGGCCGATGGCCACGAACGGGGCCGTAAGGGCAGCGATGACACCTAGCGGCAAGAGCAGGCTCTTCATCGCCCCGCTTAGGATCGCCACGCCCACCGCCGCCGTAGACGCTCCGCGGCCAAGCCCGAGAACCCCCATTGCGGCACTGGCGAAGCCGTTGCCCATCCCGCCGGTCATCCGGCTCACCAGACCCTGGAAGCCGCTCAGTTGCTTTCCAGCGCTCGCCAGCCCGGCAGTCAGTCCGCCCGTGGACGCCGTGATCGAGACGTTGACGCGGCCGAAGTTCTTGGCCATCACCCGCCTCCGATCGCACGGAAGGCCGCCACGATCTGCTCAGGCGTCTGCGTCCGCTTCGGCACGGGCATGAAGTCGTCAGGCTTGCGACGCGGCGAACCCTTGGAACGGTGGGCGGACGCGAACTGTGCCATGCTCATCGCGTCCCTCAACCACTCGTCGCCCCACGGCTCCAGCTGGTAGTAGCCCATCCACCCGTACAACTGGTCCACGCTCATCACGTCCGCCAGGCCGCCAGGCTCCTCGACGTTCCAGATCCCCAGCTTCAAGGCCAGCCGGTAGAGGAACTGCAGGACCGGCTGGCGCTCTATTTTCCCGCGGCCTCCTCCACAGGATTGGCACCAAGCCCGTTCAGCTTGAACACCGCATCGACGATCCGCTGCACGGCGTCGGCGTCGAACTCGCCAATCCGTTCCTCGTCCGCCTCGGTGAACAACGCCTTGCCGTCGTCGTCCACGCACGAAAGGGCCACGACCTTCGCGGACACGTTCTTCAGGTTGACCGACCCGCCGACCTTGCCGCCGGTGGCGATCTCCTCGAAACGGTTCCGCATCCGGCTGGTGAACTTGGTGACCCACACCTCGGCGTCCTCGCCAAGTTCGGGCACCGGCACCTTCACCTTCGGCAGCGGACGCTTCCGCTTGAAGAACTCATCACGACTCAGAGCCATGCGCGCCTCCCTGCGTCACACCAATCAACCAAGGGCACCCGAGAGCTTGATCGTCACAGAGCCCGACTGCATGTCTTCCATCTGGGCACCGGCCTCGTATCCGGTCATGTAGCCGAACGCCGACCACAGCGTCACAGCCGTGCCACCGTTGGCCCAGTACACGCTCACCACCTGATTGGTGGCGACGTTCGCCAGGTCGGCGACGGGCTTCACGGCCGGGTCGTGCAGCACCTCAACCGAGACTTCGCCCGGGTCGTAGATGCTCGAGGCCACGAACTCCTTGGCCGAGGACAGCATGTGCGTCGCGTCGGCAACGGCCCGTGCGATGCCGTTGTGGTTCACGCCGGTGATCTTGTAGCCGGTCGCGGTGTGCAGCGCGGTGCCGAACGAAACGTAGGTTCCCTGTCCGATGTCAGCGGCCATAGGTCAACTCTCCGAGTGGGTGATCTCGACTGTCAGGTCCGTCCGGTAAATTGGCGTCTGGTCGCCGGGGTTGGCAGGCTCTTGCTGGTCGGCTTCGTCCTTGACCGTGATGAGCCGAACCGCCGCCGTCCGCTTGAATTGTAAGGCTGCCCGCACCGCTCGCCCGAGGTTGCGGCAGTCCACCAGACGGGTCGAAATGCACGACACCGTGTACGTCGTCCGCGTGATCCCGGTCATCCCCTGCATGTGCATGTACGGCCCACGGCTGGCGTCCTGGCGGTCGATGACCAGGCACGGCAGCGTCGTCCCCTGCGGGGCCTGCACGGCGTAGATCCGCGAGCCGACAGACGCTGCGATGTCGGCTGAGACCGACAGCAACTGCATGAGGGATTCGTCGATGAACGTCGTGGCTGGCATTACTTGCCGTATTTCTTGCGGAGGGCGGCCCGTTCGGCTTCGGCGATCGCTTTGCCGAGAGCCCCGTCCAACTTGCCGATCAGCCGCTGTTTGATTTGCGGCAGGTTCCGGTCTGCCCAATCTTTGAACCGGCCGTTGCCCTCAAAGCCTTGGACCACTGGAAAGTAAATGGAACCGCCGTCCGGGCCGCCGATTAGCGAGACCTTGCCCATCAAGTACGGGTACTTTTTGGCCATCGACATAGGCACCTTGAGTGCGCCGCCCTTTGCCCGGCGGACCTTCACGCCGTTCTCTATCCACCAGGCATGAAAGCCCTTCTCTGCCTTGTTCCCGCCGGCACGGGAGCGATATCCAAGAATCCCGACCGCTGTGGCGTTGTTCTTCTTTTTTTCGACCTTCAGCCCGACGCTGCGGCGAAGGTTTCCTGTCGGCCCTCGCGGCGTCAGCGACTTCAGTTCCGGCAGTTCGTCCTTTGCCGCCTCGCGGACGGCACCGCCAAGGTATTTCTTTTGGATGCTGCGGGGCAGGATGGCAAACCCACGCAGGATTTCTTCGACACCCTCTACTGTCATGCTGGATGCCATCAGTCCGTCACCTCCGCCACCAGCAGCTCGTGCTCGGCCCGGTAGCCGCGCTCCACCACGCTGGTGATCTCGAACGTGCGACCCTCGCAGACGATCCGCATCTTGGCTTTCAACCCCGGCGTGTAGTGCAGCATCACCTTGTGGGTCACGTCTGAGCCGGTCGCCATGGCCGACACGCTCTCCGAGCCCGACAGCGGCATCACGCCAATCCACCGAGTGGCGAACGTGGACCACGACAGGATCGGCTCGCCAATGGCGTTGGCCGACTCGGTCGGAGTCTGGATCGTCGCCAGCCGGTTGAGCGTGCCCGTCTTCATGTGCCGACCACTACCACCGTGAAACTCGCCGTGCCAGAGTAGGCCGAGACGTTGAAGCCAGCCGTGCCACCGCCCCGGGCGTCCGACAACGCCACCCGGCTCGCGGAACTGATCGCTGCCCCCGACCCGGTCGCCTCGGCACAGCGGGCCGCAGCCGACGCTGCAAAGGCGAACCGGTCCACGGTCGTGAACGACACGAGCGAACCGTCGGCGTCACGGTAGGTGCTGGGAGCCACGGCAATCGCCACGGCGGCCGTTCCGCAGGTGCCGGCGATGATGGCCACCTTGCCGGTCGTCTGGCTGTCCGTGCTCGTCAGGGCGAGCCGCTTCACGGCCTGGACGCCGTCGCTGGACGCCGAGTCGGTGAACCCCACGTCAACGGCGATCCGTCCCTCGATGCTCATGCGTACTGCCTCCAGCGGAGGTTGGCCAGCAGGGCCGATACGGCGAACTCAAGTTCCTTGGAGATGCTGCCGACGAGGACGGACTCCCGGTTCGCATACCAGAAACCCACCAACATCTTGATCGCATGCTTCGCCGGCGTCGGCACGTTCGCCGCTCCACCGTAGCCAGCCAGGTACGTCACCTGCACAGCCTTGTCGTCCAACCGCACGTTGGGCCAGTTCTCCAGGTACAGCGGATACACGAGTGCAGGAACGTGGTCGCGGTCTAGGCGGAACTGCTGCGTTCCAGACTGCGCCCACGTGAGTGTCTGCGTGGTGCCACCTTGGTCCACGTAGGAAATAGTCACCGTGGCGTTCGTGGCAACCGAAGCCA